ACTAAGAGATTAGTTCAAGAAAACCTTACTTTACTTCTTTAGGGAATATAAAGTAACGAGAAGACGTGTACGGATCAGGTTGGTCAAGATTTTTCACAAGTGTAGCAACAACATTGTTAGTTGTTATAAGCTCACTTGGAAGATCCTTTTGGCCCTTACGGGTAATTGACCTAACTGACGCACGAGAGTAATCAGCAGAGCGTGATTCATAATCAGCACGGGCACCCAAGATCTGGGTACGTACTAATAGTGATTCCACGTGTGGGGATGAGCATTGGTTATTTTGGAACCAGCGTAGTAAAGCGCGCCGGCCATGTAACTTCAGCCTATCTTCCACCTCAAACTTGATTTTCTTTCGTGGCTCTCCAGCAGAGTAAACACTAGTAATAGAGTTAATCTGGGTTCCACCAAGCAGGATCTTCGGAACGAAGGACCTACGGAAGGCGAACCAATAATCTTCTACAGAAGGACAACATATATCACTACTTTCAGAGTATGCCCAGGCTCTCAACGAATTGAGAAACCAGACATACCTTGGTAATTGTGATACAGGGGTTTTAACGTAGAAGGGAGTAACATCACAACCTTTAAAGTAGTGCTTACCACAAGATTCGCGAAATGCGATTCCAGTAATAAAGCTCTTATCTTCATTGGTTTTGAATCCTAAGTCAGCTAGAACAGTGACTAGGTTTCGTGCGCATCTGGTAGGGACAATAATGTCATCACCATAGATATTCACGAACTCCGGAGAACAATCATTTAGTTCAGCTACAGCTCTGCTGATAGCATAAAACAATAATGATTCTAATTCAAATGTGAATCCGTTTCCCATTGCGGAAAACTTTTCCCATTTAATAACTGAGCCGTCAGGCATTACACCATAACGTGACCGAAGGTCATTAAGGAGGTTATACCATTCTGGAGGGAGAAGATCCCATACCAGACGATCAGATATACTATCAGAAGCGCTAGCGAGGTCCAACGTGGATATAATACCCGTTGCTGAGCCAAACTTTGCAAACTCTTGATTAATAGACTGATCCCTTAAGTTTACGTTGACGATTTTCATCAAACGTGACTTTAAGTATGTGCCAACACTAGTTTGTAACATGGCGTTTCCGTCAGGTTCCATAGCTATGGCGCGGTCGATATCAGTTTTCTTTGGTACGGTTGTCACTTGGTTTCCCAAGACTATTCGCGGTAATACATTAGTATATTTATCAGTAAATTTCATGTTATGAAATTTCGTCCATGGAGGCGTAGCCTTCATAGTCGCGATAACATACCGATTAGCACTGCGAGACACATCGATAGCCCAAGTTGGATGGTATTTGAAATACGCATCCCCGTTTTTCCTTCTTCTGCTTGTTGTTGCACCGCTAGTAAAGCGAGCACTTTCAAACATTGAAGCCGGATTACACGGGCCCATTACATTTGCAATTATTAATTGCGCACGTGCAAGGACACTCTCAAAGAAAAAACTAGGTGTAGACCTATGATAACCATGTTGGTTAATCATTCGGCAGGATTCCTCACTTTCAATTAGCTTCGCAATCGCCGCATCTTTTCGTACCTTTTCGGGTATTCCAGGACGCGACAACTTTGAAGTAATTTCAGAGTGCAAGTAAGACCATTTAAATCGGTCTACTTCTTGTGTCGACGTAGCAGGGCAATTAAGCTCTTCGCTACTGTACGGACAAGAACTTGCAAAAAGGGTATCCACCATTTGGTCTGTAGCATTATGCTCACCTTTCAAGTCCATTGATTTACAAATTTCACTAAGTGACGTTTGTAATGAGGGTTTATTATTTCGATTATAACCACTCGTTTTTGTCGGATCTGAGATCATGACATTTCCTATTTAGTTTTACACCACAGAATGTGGAGTTAGTAAAATTAACAACTTATTTCTTCGGCAGAATTACCGAATTATAAGTAAACCGGAGTTAAGTCTTCCATTTGTGAACGGAAGGCCTCAGCCGCACTAATAGCCATACTGGCTAATTCGATACGGTCTGCGATTGAAGCATCATCAGAGATGACGGCTTCAAACTTAACAAGGTTCTGAGCAGAAACAATCGCTACACCATCAACTGTATTAATACATTTGTGTTGTAGCTTTGAAGCAACTTTCGTTGCTTTGCTGTTTAGATGCGTTGAAGAAAGAGTCATTGCTGACTCTAAACTACGACGATCCTGGTCACGTGTTTCGAAAATAACGTTACCAGCTGACTCGCTAATAGGTAAAAACGAACGAGTAGTAGTACCCGCCGCATCAGTATTTAAAATTACTGTTTGCATAATTGTATTCCATATAATATTTTTTAGATCAGGTAGAGTTTACCTGTTGCGCATAAGTGCGATTATTTAAAAGTGTGCGAAATTGCACGTTCTCTGAGCAAGAATTGCTCGGGTTTTATTGTTGGATTACTTCCTGATATACCGATTTACTCTAGTATACCTGTCCGTTTTCTTACTCAAAATTCCTGTCGCTAAGGCAGCCAAATCGGCTATCTGATAGGTTCCAAGAGATTCTAAGGGAACAACAAAAGGTGGAAAGGGCTCAATCGTCGTTATATTGCGTTCGTAATGTTCGCATTTATATTTGGCATAGTTACTGACAGTACTTTCGTGCTGTCCATAACAAACCATATAACTTCGAGTGGCCGATGTGTCAAATGTAGCTTCGCTCTTGCGAGACCTACTCATATTAACAAACTTTACACCTGGATTCTTAAGACGTCGTGATAACGACTGAATATAATCACCAATAGGCAAAATATAGTCAAGCGCCCAAGACAGCGGGGTTAATTCCCATACCGTCGATACGATATCCGAAGAAGTTATGCCCATTTGCTGAGACACGAATTCGTGTATATCAGTAACAGCATAAGTCAGACGATATTTCACGGAGGTTTTACAGCTGTAGCCATTACTCGTAAACGAGTGAGTGCTCAAGCCTTTACCGTAGAATGTCAAGCCTTTCTTGATCCCCACATTGTGGAGCTCAATAGCGCCTTCCACTCCATAGACCAAAGGTCTAATGCCGAAGCGAAATGCCATCCAAAAGGACGCAACGTCCGAGGTTTTCAATTCAGAAAACCGCCGAATAAAGCGCCTCCTATGGCGCTTAGAAGTCAAAGACTTCTTAGCATCTACTATGAAGGAGAGAAATCCCTTCACTACAGAGACAATGGTTCGCGAAGTCTTTAAGACCTCCGCGAGCTCCACGGAAAGTGACATTTGAGAAGAACTAGCTTTTTGAAAAGCTGTTTCTAATGCTGAACTATGATACCCGAATTCGGGCGGAATAGTTGCAAGCGATAATGTCATAGGGTTGTTATTATATTCAATCTGAACGCTTCGCGGCTCGATTCCAACATTAGTTTCATACTTAGTATGACTATGGCAGAACCAACGCGTCGCTTCTTCAGATGCAACAGTATGTAAATACGTTGCAACATAATTAGTAGGTGACTTATTGTCACTACTATACCCCGCACGATAGTACGAGGTAAACCCACCATTCTTTCCACCAATAATATGGTCGATAACGGTGTTTTCATACACTTTATTATAAACCATATATCAGCTCTCTGTTAAGTAGATTATAGGATAGAAACCCCGAAGGGCCAATAACTAGTCAAATTGCATCACATGTTACTAACATATGATACCCAAGGCAGTTACCTCGGAACACCA